TTGGTTGTTGCTAATCCTCTTTCATCAGCACCAGCAAATTCATACTGACTTTCTGGTAATCTAATCATGTCTAAAGCTTGAGCATAATTTATTTCACGTTTCTGAAAGTTTTTTCTACCTGGTTTAGCTGTTGGCACACCTTGCCATTTTGAAGCTATCTTTTCCATAAGTTTGGCAATTGTTTGTTTATTTGGATTATTAATATAATTTGTTAATATTTTTTGACCATTTAACTTGCCATCATTTTCTTTTAATAACTCAATTGCTAATAAATCTTGCGCTCTTTCATTAAATATATCCGTATCTTTAAATCCTTTTACTCCTCTAGCACGTAATTTCTTTTGTAAGTTTCCTACAACTCCATCTCCATCTGTATTAAAATAATTAGATAGCATTTGATACTTACCAACTGCTGATGAACCATTTGCATTATCACCTATTTTAAAACTGCCATCTTTATTTCTTCCTTTAGTAGCGTTAACTAATGCTCTACCAAATTCTTTAACTTCTTTAAAGGTCATTTTACTTACAGGTTTATTTGCTGTAGGTGTACCTCTTACAGGATCAGGTTGACCAGGTTTAAGAAATATTCCAAAACCTACTATTGCATCATAGGGATTACCTCCTCTTTTAGTTGTTCCCTCTGCTTTAGCAATCATAGCTAATATATTTTGTATTACTTGATTTTCTTTTTCTGAAGCCATATTAGGTTCCTTTAGCAATTGTCTGTATCTCTAGTCGCATACTTTCCATACGTTTAAGTATATGAAGTTGTCCTTGCGCTCTGTATATTTCTATATCATCATCACTTTGTTCTAGGATACGATAAGCATCTTCTTTCTTTGTATTCAGGTATATTAATAATAGTTCATCAAAGTCTGGTTGATTTACTAACGGTATTAGATCTTTTGCTGTCTTCTGATCAAGCATTACCACCTGCCTGTTGTTGCAACATAGCCATTAGTTCTGGTGGTAGTTGTTGTTCTTGACCACCTTGAGCCTGTTGCTGTTGCTGTTGTGTTCCTGTATTTTGACCACCACCTGTAGCAAATCCTTGTTCTCCTGGTGCAGGTGCTTGTCCAGTTCCTATGTTACCACCTCCTGCTCCTGTTGGGTCCATTTGTTGTGGTGTTTGTTGATTTTGTTCTACCATCTGCTGTTGCATCTGTTGTAGTAGTAAAGCCTGTCTAAATGCTTCTTCAGGACTGTTTGTAACCTTTTCTACATCCAGATCCATAGTAGATGCTATCTCGCGCATAATGTATGGGAACTTAGCAAATGGTGCTAAGACAGGACTGCTTGCAATCTGTAGGAAACTAATAAGACGTTGTGACCTGACTTCGTTCTTCATAAAGCTTTCTGTACCTCTAGCTCTAATCTCTAGATCACCTTTTATCTCTGGATCAAAGTCAAACTGCATATTGAATGCAAACAATGCTTCACCCATAGGACGTAGCATATAGTCATCCATGTTCTTAATCACGGTACGTATTGCATTACTAGCTGCACCCATTAACATAGATATACCTGATGCAGTTCTACCTGTACCCATAACTCCTGTCTGTCCGTATGAGTATGATGGTAATCCTGATGACTCATCAGACAATACTCTAGCTTTGTCAAACAACATCATATTTTCACTTGACACGTTTGGAAACTTAGTACCAAATATAGCTTGACCTGGCGCACCACCTTGTCTTCTGAATATCTTACCAGGATATACTGTAAGATCCTGACCTGGTGCTAGGTTTGTCTCATCAACCTCAATCAATAGATTACCAGATAATACAGCATTGTCAACTGCTAATCTCATAAAACCATTCATTAATGTTTGGGTATCGTCCATGTTCTCTGCTAGACCTACACCAAAGAAACTGTATGGGTTAAGTTCGTATGGACTAGCTACATAAGGAATACGCTTCGGTGTAAATGGATTAATTACAAATCGTAAGATTTCTCCATTACATACCCAAGCATTAACTTGTACCTCATCATCTTTTAGAAACTTTTCAGGTATCTCTAGGTTTTGTATTGTAGCAATATCTTTATCTATCGTACCCCAAAACTCTAGTACCTCATATCGTTCTACGTCACCATTGTTAGATGCATAACCTTCTCCACCAAAGTCAGAGGATACTTCATTGTCATTTAGGCTTTCTTCCCACCACTCTTGATTGTAGTTCTCACCCATCTTAATAGCATCATCAATAGCTTTAGACCTGAAGAAAGGACGCTTCTTTAATGCTCTAAGTTGTGGTCTAGTTAGTCTATGACGTTCTACAGTGTACGTAGCATCTTCCATATTATATGCATCAGGATCAGGATAAAAATCCCATACCGATACATATTCTACTCTAGGTATAGTTTTTACTATAGGATCATAATCACCTTTGTCATCCCAATTTGCATACTCTTTGTCTAATGCAAACGGTCCTTTCATAACAGCAGTGCCAAACAACACACACTCAAATACAGAGTGTCTAAGATGCTTAGTAGCTGATGACTCTTCTAGCTGATCCTTAATCTTCTTTTCCATCTTCTTAGCTGCAACCATAGCAGGATGGAAAGTAACAGCAGTTTGTGTTTGACCTGGCCCTTCTTTAAGTCCTTCTATATCTTCTAGTTCTTCTTTCTGTGGACCTAATCTTTCTGTTAATGTATCTGTAGTATCGCCAGGTTGTAAATCATTACCATCTCCAGGACTACCATATATATCTTTAATTTGTTCTAAAGCTTTTTCTTGTTCTTGTTCTTTAGGATCTACATGAACACTATCGACTACACCATCAGGTAATGCAGTCGGCTCTACACCAATAGGAAATCTATTCTGACTAAACAGAACATCTACTAGCTGACCATATGCAGCAAGAACTTTTGTCTTCGTTACTTTAATAAATACGCGAGACTTTTCTGTTTCGGTAAACTGTACGTCAGGACCATATATGCCACGATAGTTTTTATATGCCTGTACCCATCGTTCTTCATCAGAGTATCTACGTGTCTTAGCTCTTTCGTATCGAGCTTCGACATAACTTACTAGACTATCGTAAGAGCGTTCATCTTCAGTTTTTTCTTCTAATGCGCTTAACTCATTTTTGTCTACCATATTTTTTCCTTTTCGGCTGCAAAGTTCTGTTTACTTTTTTTGATACAACTGCTAGATTCTTTTTCCTATTGTCTCTAGGATTTCCATTCTTGTGATGAACTTCCATACCTCTAGGAGGATTTAACATCTTTCTAGCTTTATTTCTTGCAGCTCTATCTAGTTTACCCTTCTTAGTTCCTTGGGTTCTGATATATTCTCTGCGATAGTTACGTGGCTTTTTCATATCAGTCCTTTGAGTAAGCTGCCCATATTAAAGTTCCAGCAGCAAGCATTAATGCTAAAACTATAAGTATATATACAAAAACCATTTTAATATCCAAATACTGAATCGGACGGTTGATACCTTCTCTTTGGTGTATTCTCGTATGCTACTCTTACATTCGTAGGTCTAGACATTATCATATACCTTAGTGCATCATACAAGTGATCTTCAGCTTTGGTATCAACGTCTTCAGGATTGCGTGAGTCTACTGGTAGTGCAGCTAACTGACTTATAAGGTTTCTGCAACTATTCAGTATTTTTATACTTGGCTCCCCTGTTTCTTCATCAACCATCAGACGTTTATGCAACTCAATCTTACCTGCAACTCTAGATCCTGGTGATCTATCTGATGGTCTGAATCTACATCCTTCCCTATTCATTGTCTCTGCTATTGATGGTCCTACATCACCTCGTTTAGCCCAACATGAGCTATCTAGTAATGCATCTTGTATTCTACCATCACTTTCTTCTACTTCCATGATTTTCTGGCCTAGCATATCAGCAGTCAAACGGTTAACGTACAACTCTCGATATATCCACAAACAACCATCAAAATCAACAGCCCCCCATAGAACAGCGGAGTGGGCCGCGTATCCGAAGTCGGCTGCTCTAATTCGCGTCCAGCCCTTCGGAATCTCAAAACTTTCGCACGTATGCACCGTCTTATCGAACTCAGGAAAAGCACCTTCTTCAACTACATCCCAATCGCCATATAAGAACTGCTTCCTCTTAACTTCAGGTAGAGAAGCAAGCATTGCAACATAACTAGAGTCTTGTGTCAAGTATGGATTATCCCATACAGATGCAGCAATAAACTTTCTAGTTATCTCGCTGGTTAATGTTTTACCATCTAACTCATACTCTATTTTCTCAGTCACCCTAGTATCTGGTTCAGCAGGATCGATAAAAACTTTCTTGACCCATGCAGATCCTATGTTACCAGGGTTTCCAGTAGCCCTCATATGAAGAGGAATAGTGGGATCTGTAGTACGCAAAGATGATCTTAAAAAGTGCCAAACATCAGGACTTGCATACTGTGGTAACTCATCTACTCCAATCCAAGAGTAAGACTGACCTTGATACCTTAGAACATCTTGTAAGTTCTCACAGTATCCAAACTCTAGTCTTGCTCCACTAGGAAAGTACCAAGTGTTTTCTTGGCTTTTCCATTTAGCTCCAGGTGCAGCTTTCGGATATAATTGCTGCGTCTGAAATATAACATCTCTCAACTCAGGCATAGAACGTCTAATAAGTAACATTCTAGCAGCAGGTTTATCTACAAACCTTAATGGTGCAATAAGTAAGCTATATGTCTTACCTCCACCTCTAGCACCACCATAAAATACTTCTCTCTCATTAGCTGACAGAAACCTTGTCTGTGGTCCAGGATTTGGTTTAAAGATAACTTCAGGTTCAGATGCAGTCTGTTCCGTAAAGTTTAATACCTCTGGTTCAACTTTGTCTTTCTTTAATGCTTTATTTAATCTTCGTTTTGCTTGATCTGCTTTGATTCTAGTTTGCTTTTCTGTATTTTTGAGGTCTTCGATTTTTCTCTGTCTGGGAGATAATAAACGTCTGCGAGACTTTCTCCTATCTTCCAACTCCTCTTCAGTCCATGCCAACTTGTGTAACCTAGTAGCAGACAATTTTCTACCAGTTTCATTTTCTAACCACGATGCTACTTTCCTAACCGAATGACCCCCATCACGTATTTGCACAATTGCACGATCCAATCGTTCAAACGCTTCAAGGTCTGGAATATACCATCCTGAATCTTTTGAATCGACAGAGTGATCGTAGCCCCAAGGCTTTCTGCCCACTGCTTTAATTTTTGTACGTGTTTCATTAGCCCTCCGCTTGGTCATTTTCTTCCTCTAGAGGTGGTAGTATTACTACAGCAGAAGCAGTTCCTTTATGTTCTATCTTCTCTGTTTTAACAATACCTGCTCTATCTAGAATTTCTTTTGCTGCTGCAAGTCTCTCACGATTACCTAGTGCGCTAGGATCATCAAGAACGCCAGACATAGACAGCACCGCTTTAGGTGCATTAGCAGCCAGCATATTCTCTGCACGTTCTATAATATCTGATTTAAGTGTACGAATAAGTCTGGCAGGATACTCTGTAGATGCATACCCTGCAATGTTCATAGCTTGGCGAAAGTTACCATTAGCCTCACCAAACAATGCGTTTAAGAATGCTTCCTGTTGCTCAGTCATCAGTAACCCTTTTTATACATTCCACCTCGTTTGGTGAAACCACCTTCTTTCATTCCATAGGTTCTATTTAGAATACCACCTTTAAACATTTTAGATGCTTTGTATACTGGACTTTCATCAGCACGATTTTGTTTAACTTTTTGTATTCCTACTGCATCTAATTCTTTTCTTTCACCTGTATCTGGATCTGTATACATAAATTTTACATCAGGTAGTTTACCTTCACCTATACCTATTTTTTTTAATATATTTTTATTCCTTGGTCCTTTACCATATGGGTCTGCCATTTAATTGTCCTTCCTTGAGTTCCATAAGTCAAATAGACTCTTTACTTTTTCTTTGAGGACAATTATATCCCCATGCATTTTTGCTAGGACAATCACAAGCGTTACGAAACCAAATGCAATAGGCCAAGCCGATACTATAATATCAAAAGCACTCTCCATTAAAACCCCCTAGTAACTTAATGACCTCTAAGACACCACGCTGTCTTCCCCACCAACTACGGTCATCTACCCATTCTATCTATGACTTCTTGTCTTCTTCGCAATTTTCTTTGGCTGTTTAGAAAACTGCTTACCTTTCTTAGTATCTTTTCTTTTCTTTCTGGACGTTGCAGCATACTCAGCAGCACTCAACGATTTAATAGCTGATGATGGTAAATATCTCTCACCTGTAGCTTTCGGTCCTTGTGTAGAGGGTTTTCCAGATTTAGTTCTCCATTTCTGCTTAGTCCAGTTTTTAAGACTTTGTTGAGATTTTTTTAGTGCCATGCTGTCTCTTCAAACTTTCTTTAGCTTTCTTGGCTATCTTAGCCTGTTCAGGTTTACCACCATACTTACTACGCTGTTCTAGTACAGTAAGTATCTGTATCTTCCTAGCGTAGGGCTTACGTATTCTTTTTACTTTAGCAACTGTTGCTCTAGCATCAGCAGGAGTAGCATACTTTATACTAACGGTATCTTTTGGATTCTCATCAGTATATA